TTAGAACCCTTTCGCTGCAATATAAGCTGCCATTTCACAGAGTCGACACGTGTAACCCCATTCGTTATCATACCAAGCAAGAACTTTAACTTGATGATCGCCCATGACCATGGTCAATTGACCGTCAACAATAGCACTGTAATCAGAACCTTTGAGGTCGATTGAAACAACAGGATCATAGGTCACATGGAGAATACCTTTCATTGTGGTTGCTGCCGCTTTTTCAAAGGCTGCATTCACACTCTCAACGGTGACAGGTTTTTCGGTGTCTACGACGAGGTCTACGATGGAAACAGTGGGTGTAGGAACACGCAAGGCCAAGCCATTTAATTTGCCTTTTAATGCGGGTAACACCTGTGCCACGGCTTTGGTAGCTCCAGAGGTGGTAGGAATAATCGATAACGCCGCTGCTCTGGCTCTACGTAAATCTTTATGGGATTTATCTAAAGTGACTTGATCATTGGTATACGCATGAACCGTTGTCATTAAGCCTTTTTCGATTCCGAACACTTCATGCAATACTTTAGCTACCGGAGCAAGGCAATTGGTGGTGCAGGAAGCATTGGAAATCAGAAAATGCTCTTTGGGGTCATACATTTCTTCGTTGACGCCCATAACTAAGGTGACATCTTCCTTTTTACCCGGCGCCGACAACAAAACTTTTTTAACGCCGACTTGTTGATACAACATTGCTTTTTCGCGTTCGGTAAATTTACCGGTGCAGTCAATGACTAAGTCTACCTTTAAATCGGACCAAGGCAGGTTCTGAGGTTCGCGCTCTGAAGAATAGCGAATTTTTTTGCCGTTGACAATCATCAAATTTTCTTGTGTCTCTACAGTGCCTTTCCATGGCCCATAGGTGGAATCATATTTGAAAAGATGTGCGGAGCTTTCCACGCTGCCATTACTGTTGATTGCTACCAGTTGAAGTTCAGAATGGTCTACCAGCATTCTTGTAGCCAGACGGCCAATGCGCCCGAATCCATTGATGGCGACTTTGATCATAAGAAATAACCCCTTTCATAAGACAATATTCATCCCTTTAATTCGATTTTGAAAGGTGAATTCCTCTATTTTAATAGTACAAAAGGGTAAATGTTCGTGTTAGAAACCGTTTTCTTTTGACAGTGTACTATCGTATTTATGTAATGTCATAGATTGACGTTTCGTGTGAAATACAGGGTTATGGGAGTAATTATCCCCAAATACTACATAATTCTTCGATTTTAATTGCGTATTCCACGCCGATTTCCATACTCTACAAAACTCGTGTGGGCACTTGGTGGGCAGACGGTGGGCAGAGCGTTTTACGTATTTCTCTTAGCCAAAATTCTTTCAAGAATAACGATTGATCTTACCATGTCTTCGCTCAAATCGAAGCCGTTTCCTGTGCCTTGCAGGGTTCCTTCTTCAACAAGTTTTTGTATGGTCGGTCGGTACCACAACGGGAGTTCGTCAAGCTTTTGATACCGCTTACCTTTTTCTTCAAGTTCGACTTCATACAACTCACCGCTCGGCTTATAACCCAACGCATTGGTGTAAGTTCCGTAAACATCTCGAATGTATCGACCTGGACCACCTGGCAAAACTTGCCCGTCAATTCCATCGTGCAGTTCGCCTTTCTCTCCAAACGCATAAAACCCACGATGTTCAGGATCAACCAGCTTCTTAAACCCATACCCCACTGTTTTCACATGTTCCTTTATCCAGGGCAATTTATATGGATCAAGAATCAAATCTTTCCACTCGGCCGAAGGGTAGATACTTCGACCGAGTATTTTTTTCTGATAGGTTTCCGGTTCGACGGCTATTAGCATCCAGTGATGGTGTGCAGGGTAGCCGTCGAATTTGTTGGAAGGAAGGTGAGCTTTTAGCACTGTGTATTTCATTGACTCTCACCCTCCTTTTCTCTGTCCGTTAGCTCGATTTTTGACTTACCACCCAACAGATCGATTGCACTATACAGAACCTCTGGCAACGGGATTTCCATCAGTTTGGCAAGTTCGAGGATGCTCACTCCTTCAAAGAATGCGAAACCGAAAACGGCTGCAGTGCGAATGTAATTGATTTCAAGTAATAAATCCATGCGATAAGCCATAGCAACAAGCGACAAGATTACGATTTTTCTTGCAAACCCTTTGATTCCGATTGAAGATGATAGGCCTTTCACCGCATCACCTTTTTTTGATTTGTGGAATACAGCAGCAGCGGTAACACCCAAAAACATGTCGAGCAACATAAAAAACATTAGTGTCTTAATCATTAAATCCCACCCACCAAACAAATGCCCGACAACACCTCCGGCTAAAGCTACCACGATTCCAACCCCCTCTTTCTTTAACATTTCCTTTTCCCCCTTCTCTTTTTATGGCAAGGCGGTTGCAGTAACAACCGCCTTTAACCCTACTTAAACGGATTGAATGATTTAGGATAAAAGATTGCCCACAAAGCAGCTTTTTCCTCGCGTTCAAGCCGTTGTGCATCAAGATAGTCCGCAGTTTCTTCCTGTGTGACACCTGATGCACCAATCGTTGCACCATACGCTTTTCTGCCTTCCAGTAAAGCGATATATTGTGCTAAGCCAACTCCTTCTTCCGTTGCCTGTTTTGCGTTGTTGATCCAGGAGGAATCCTCAACGTATCGACCGTTGGATGCGGTGGACAATGATTTGCTCTTAGCATAGTCCAACACGGCATTTTCAATCTTGGCTCGAAGCACATCGTTTCCTGTCCGGTAGATATCTGTCTTTTTGATTCCATCCATCAGCTCGTTCGTCATCGATCTGTAGTTATCAAGGTACTTGACGGCTTCAGCTGGTTTCAAGGATTCGACCGTGACCTTTGGAACATCCGGTTCTGCACTCGGAAGACTCGCTTTCCCTTGGAATTCCGGTGGTGCATTACCTGCTTTCTTATAACGACTTCTCATGCCTTCATCAATCTTACTGGCTGTATAGCCGTTCTCAATCAACGACCTCATTATGTTGTTATACGCATTCAGATCACCTTCACGATGCGCTTGAAACAACAGATCAATATAACGTGCTGCATTAGCTTGATTTCTAACATCGTATTGCATATTCATCACGCTATACTGTGCTTCATAGCCGTCGAAGAAGTTCAATGTGTTTCGCATTAAATCGGAAATCTCTCTTGTGGCACTGGAAGCAGGAATACCTGCTGTTTCAAATACCACCGATGCCATGTTGTAAAGTCTTGCTGCGAGAGTATATTTGCCATCATCCAATCTCGAAAACGCTCTCCACGCTTTTTCTATCAACTGCGTATCAAGGCGTTCCACCGAATACCCTTGCATGATGGACAACCAATCTCGAACATACGGTAACATATCCAACGGCTCGTACTTTACGTTATCAAACCATTTCTCGAAGAATTCCTTGAAAAATCCTTCTTCCGGTTCATCTTCATCGCGCCACATATCCATCAATGCCCGGGCAATGCCCGTTACTGCTACCGTTGCTGCCCATGCAGCGAATGTTCGCTTGACCTTTGATGCGTTCTCCGTTGTCCTATTAGACTTGAAATTCCGAACGGCAGTGTTCAACAGATTGTAGCTCTTTAGTGGCTCACTCATAAAGCTTGTTACCATCTTGGAGAATGTGCCACCACGCATTATGCCGGTCCTGTGAAGCACGGTATCAACGACCTGGGTTCTGTCAATGATCTCGGAGAATCTTGCGCCAACGTGTTGGAAGAATTCTTCGCTTCCTGCTTCAAGTTCCGGTCGCAAGTCGGTTGTTTCGATTTCAACCGCTCTCCACAACCGCAACCATGCAAACCTATCTGCAGCACCGACACCGGCCATCATCTTATCGGTAATGTTCTCTTTACCGAGGAACACGTTCCGAAGTTGCCGACCAACGTCAAGGGTGAAATATCCCCAGTCTTTCCACTGTGCAATCGGTGCGTAGGTTTTAACGAGTTCCCAATCCACCTTGCCCATCATTCCTTTGGCTAAATACTTCGGATCAATCATAGCCGAAGCTCGAACCAGCGAAGTGGGTTGCTGTGCAATCACGCGAAGGTTTAACCCGATGACCGCGCTCTTGTATTTGGAAGTCAGCCAGTTTGCGAATTGGCTTTCTGGTTCCGTTCTCATACCTCCGTTTATATCGACAATCAACTTTTTATAATACTGTTGCATCCTATCACCATACCGTTTTGCTATGGCGAGTTTCACGGTTCCTTGCGATACTTGCTGATTATAGATACGCTGCAAGTCGCTCAAAGCCGGAACGAAAGCGTTATACGAGCTGTATTTGTCCACATGGTTAGAGAACACATCGAAAATGTCTTCCATGTAAATCGGGTTCTTCGCACCTTGAATACGCTTCTTAGTAGAACCCATATTGCGCAAGGTTCTGTCTAAAATCTTACCGATTTCTTCACTCAAATAATCCTTTGCCGAAACAATCGGGAAATAGTTTTCTTCGGTGAATTTTCGGTAGTCATACATCAGCAGGGAAACCTCATTGCCCCATTCGGCAACCTCGCTCATGAAGAAGTCACTGACACCTAATGCAATACGTTTCTGTGCTTCCGTTAGCATGTCACCTTCGACGATTTGGCGAATCTGTGCTTCGGATAATTGAACGGGTTCATAGCCACGTTGAACCTTGCCAACGGCTACCGGACTCGATCCCTTCACAACATAATCGGTAGGAACGATACCTCCATACACGATATGTTCGACCGCCTGATTTTGACGAACGGTGACATACAAGCTCATCCACTGTGCAACCGTCATTCTCAACCCGTAGCGCTCAATCAGCTTCGCTTTAGGACCACTCCATTCTTCTACCTTCTCGTCACCAATTAAATCGAGCATGTATTCCTCGGCGTGTTTAAGCATCTTAATTTTCTTGTCCATGCCATCACGTATGCCTTTTTGGAACACTTCTTGGAAGGTGGTACCGATCCTCTCTGCAAAGTCTAAGGGTGCTAACATGTCCGTGCTTACCATATCGCGTGGTGCTTGAAGCAACCCGCTCTCGAATCTTGAATAACCCTCGATTGGTTTTTTAACCAATCTTCCGTTTTCCGTTACCGTTTCATAGGACAATTCATCTGCAATCTGTTGCGACGTTACATACACATCAGCACTCTTTGCATCGGTGAAAAGTCGATTCCGCATCTTGATATACGAACCAATGCCCGCCAATGTATCGTTCAGTATCTGAAGTTCATCAAGACTCATAGAACCTTCCTTAGTTCTGTCGGTAAAGGATTTCGTTTTCATGATTTTAGCCAGGTCAATCAAGTTATCTGCCAGATCAACGTCGATTAAATGAGTATCTCCATTGTCGTCGTTGTCAAGGCCACGAATGTATGCTGCAATCTCAACCAATCGCTTCAGATCTTCCTCCAACGGCTTACCGCCCTTTTCAAAAGGTCTAATGATACGAGTGATATCAACCACTGCCTGTTCCATGTCGTGTGGCATGTGAGCTTTGTCGGTCGGGTTGAAAGCAAGTGTATTTAGTTTATTGATCCGTTGGTGAATCGCTTTTCGCACTGCAGTTCTCTCGGTTGCTTGGATGAATTTCCGAATAGCAAGATTATTAGAGTTTTTGCGTTTCTGCCGTTCGACTTCAACGCGCTCTTGTTGTTTCTTTTTGTGTCGAATGATACGCGCTTCGGCTTTTAGCTTTTCCTTTTCGATTTTAAGCTTTGCCGCTTCTTCAACAGCTGCAATTTTCTTCTTCAAGACTTCCTCGGCTTCGGCTTCGCCTTGTTTCTTCGCTTCAGCTAACGCCTTTTTCCGTTCGTCGCGGATTGCCGCTTTCAACTCTTGTTCGCGTTCTCTGACTTGTTGCCTTGCATAACGAATCTTTTCCTTGTCGGCTTCTTCCAATGCTTTTTGCAAAGCTTCTTTTGCCTTTTCGCGCTCGGCGGTTACTTGCTCAATGCGAAGCGATCGTTCTTTTAGCACGGCTTCGAGTTCCACTACATCGTCATACGCTTCGAGAATCTGCATCGATACATCCGGAAGGTATTCGTCAATGTTGATGTCCATATAGCCGCTTGTCATGATGCTGGTGGCTTCCGTTGCCGTGATAAGGTTCTGTAGCATTCCTTCTGGATCGCGTTCATCTCTATCGAACAAGTCCGGATAACGTGTTACCAACTCGCCATAAACAACGTCGATTCCTAATACGTTTGCACCACCGCTTTCGATTTGCTTTTGAGATGCAAACTTCAACCTGCGATACTTCTTCTTTAGCATTGCTACGTCTTCTTTGGCTGCGTGTGTCGGGATGATGTAAACACGCCGCAAGAATGCCCTGATTTCCTTTGCGACTTCGTTATCGGTTCTAACGGTTTCAACGATTCGCCCTAAAACCTCACGAGCCAACTCCTGCGAAAGTGCTTCAGCGTATCCGCGGATTGACGAATCACCTTTGCCCTTGTTGGATTCATAGAGTGCATCGAATATCTCTTTAGCCGTTTTCACAAAGGCATCGAGTTCCATGTCCGACGATTGCTCTTTCAAGAATCGTTTGGCAAATGCTTCGATTTTTGCGGTGTCCGGTTTGACTCTGCTTAACTTAATCTGCTTTCGATATTGATCGTATCGCTTTTTGAGAAGTGCATTCTCTTTCTTCAGTAACCTATTCTCTGCTGCAAGGTTTTCGGAACCACGTAGCTGAAACAACTGTACGCCTTTCTCAACTGGTCTAACATAGTAACCGTATCTCGCTGATTGCGCTTCTAATGGAGTTAAATCCTCCATCTGACCTTCGATGATTTCACGGATGCCTTCTTCCAACTCAGCACGTGACAAGTCTTCGTAATCATCCCAATTTCCACCACTAACCTGTTCGGCTAAACTTTCCAAATCGCTTCTTCGGTATTTTTTGAGATTTTTGAGGATTGTTGTCAGCGGAGTCTTGACGGTAGCATCTCTTTCTTCTTGAATGAGGTTTTCTATTTTGTTTTTGAGTTTCAGCAGCTCTTTTTCTGTTTTTTTGCGTTCCACATCGGTCATGAATGGAAACTCTAATTCATACTCTAATTCTTCGATTTCCTCTCTTAGAGCTTCGATGTCGTTTTCCAATTCGTATGGTCGCAAAGAGTATCTCACATCGTCGTTTGCGGTCGGGTTGAGATTGTCGATGGATTTGATTTGTTCGGGGGAGAAAGCTACATATTCAGCGTAACTGTTGTTTCTGTCATACCCTGTATATATTACACCGTCATAGCCTTTCCTTTTAAGCTTTTTGGTTAATTCGAATGAATAATTATTTTCCCTGATGAAAGAAATCATTATAGCTATTTCGCTAATTCCGCTTTCTCTATATCGTTCTGCCCTTTCGTATTTTGTGTTGAACAGTTCCTCGTAATCTCTTATGCTTTTGGTTTCGTCAATGATATATGGATTTTTAATATCAAGATAAGTTGCCATAACCTTGTCTCCGTAAGTTTTGGCAATGTTTTCTTTGTTGGTAAAATAAAAGCCTAATCCATAAAATCCTTGATTGCCACGATTATAACCAACGTATTTTTTATTGAATTTGGTAAAATCTTTATCTGTTCCGTGATACACCCTTAACAGATTACCTTCTTCATCCCTTACCTTGCTGTCTTTGAAAAACTCTGCTTGCTGTGAGGTTAAGGTTGCACCTTCTGAATCGCGCAGGGAGAACAACGGTTGCCCTTCGGTCAAGACACTTTGCTTCATGGCTTCTGTGATACGTATGGCAGGTACTAAACCGACTTTATCAACCTCTATTTCCTCGACCTTGCTTCCCCATTGTTTCACATACTTGTTGAGGAATTTCGGCACGTTTTGTGAGGACTTGCCGCCTATGTCGTAGAAGTTTCGCATACCTTCGCCGCTTGTCTTCAAATCGGAACCTTCAAGAGTGACTACTTCCCAAGAATTAGTTTCGGCATATTTATCGTCAGCCATCTTCATCATTTTCTTGCCCAACTCTGCCCCAAAAATTCTTTTAACCCTTTTTGTATTAAATTTGCCGGATGCAGACAGTACCTTGCTATCGTTTTTATCATAAGCACCCGTATAGTAATTGCCGTCACCGTAAGAAGCGATTGTAATTCTTGATAGTACCTTTTCCAAATTATACCTTTCAACCTGCAGCCATCCAGGGGACCATGCCATATAGTCATAACCTTTTTCAGCCACTTCTCTAATCATCCGCTTCAATACTACTTCGTGCCACGTTTCGCCGAATGGAGCATAGGGAACAGCACCAGTATCACTTTCATCAATCTTTTCTTCTGCGACAATTCTTTCTACCGTTATTGTCGAATCATCTTCCATCCAATTTGAAATGATGTAAATAATATCCGCTTTGTGGTTCTCATCGTTCCAGTCCATTTCGTAAACGCGAAACTCGTTTTCGGTGTCATTGTGAATTACGAAATTACGCAATACCTCAACAGGTAAATCATCAAGTTCGAGTGATTCAACATTTGCTTTTCCCTTGCCAATATAGCCTACATCTCGACCTCTTTCGTGCCAATCCGATTGTGCTTCATCAACGAACAGAATCACCGTTCCGTTTTCCATTTCCGTGACTTCCGAAACCCTTGCGTGAGCGAAAATCGGGGAATCGCTATCCCAATGGTTAGGGGCGGTACCATATCTGTTGTCCGGAAAGGTAAGCAGAATTTCTCGGTAGTTTTCTCCCTCGATGGAATACTTTCGGTAATACCTGGTGTTGTCATACGTTAAATAAGTACCGGCTTTTCTGTGTTGATTTGCGATTCTTTTAATGGTTTGAAACTCACTGCCAATACCCTCGAATTCCCCTCTGATGGGATAATAAAGATTTTGATACGGGGCATTGTCGTCAAGATCAGATGTAGCAGCTATTGTTCTTACCTTGTCTATCAAAGCTTTTCTTATTTTTTCCGAATAGTCGTTTTGATATACACGGTCAAGAGTCATTCCGTTTAGTGAATCAGGTAAAACCTCATTGAAAACATTCATCCATTCGTTTTTCAAGTTTTCCATTGCTATATCGAACTGATTTTGAAGGTTTTCCAAAGCCGTTTTCTCGTATTCATCCGGACTTATCGTTTCGCGAGTCTTAACCTTTTCGGTGATTTTTAGATCCCTGTCTTTAAGATGCCCGAGCAACTCTTCTTTTTTAATCGACTTTCTACCCTCAACAAGTTGCTCAATGCCCATCCATTCAATTTCTTCTTTTGATACTTTTCTACCGAGAAGGAAGTTTACCAATCCGTTTGCCGCGAAGGTGTCTTGCTTTGCTTCCTGTACCGTTTTGGCAAGTTTGCTGTAAAAAGTACTAACTTCCGTTCCGTCACGAAGGGAATACTTTACCCACGATGTTTCCGGTTTCATCTCGCGAAGCTTTTTCTCTAAAACTGCCTGGCGATCATAAATCTTGTTCCATTCGTCTCCACTCGAATAGTCTTCCTCGTCAAACATTCTCCCTAATTCATTTAGTCTTTCGATGTTCTTCAAGTATTCGTTCTTCGCCCTGGTATATGCCCCGTTTTTCTTAGTGAAGGTCACCTTGTCTTTCAAAGCAGTTCCATCAGGTGTGGTATAACCCCAAACAATTTCTGTATTAGGATATTCCTTTTGAAGTTCTTGCAACAATCTCGTCGCAACACCCATCCTGCGCATCGATTCTACGGTGTTAATAAACTTGATATATGGCTTACCTTGATATACTGAATACTCGATAAACCCTGCTTTTATACCATCTACAACGGCTGTCATTATCATTTCATATTGACCGCTACTATAACCCACCGTTTCGTCGGTAATTTCAACTTCAGAACCTCTTAAACTGTATCTTGCATCATAGTTTTTCTTGTCGAAGCGTTTCGAGAGAGGAATGACCTTGCCTTCGTCATCATGAACAACTGCATCAAACAACTTACGGTTGTTCTTGGTATTCTGATAAGCATAATTTTTGCCGTCGTCGTAACCGTATTCTTGAATCGAATTGGCATCGGTAAAAACGTGTTTTGCATTAACTAATTGTGAAATGATTCTAAACGACCCATTAATGTGGGATTTCCCGTGTTCCATAGCATAGTCACGAGTAAGTGTAATCCAATCGCCGTTACGAATTTCGCTTTCTTTGACATTTTTCGGTACTGCTCTGTAAACCCAAATCTTAGCATCGGGTTTACCCTTAACCTTTCTCAATTTGTTTACTGCTTCGTAATCACGAGGTTCACCCATTCCATAGTATCTTGCACCGTTTGATGAATACAGATCATCAGGGTACAAATCCGTTAAGTCATCAATGCTTTTATTAAATCCGTCATTAGTAGGTGCTTTGTGCCACATTTTGTATGATTCGTCTTGAATATACCCCTGTTTATGAGCATACTCCGCCACCATTTTTTGAGCTTTTACGAGATCGTTTTCTTTAACTGCTTTAAGATACTCTTTATCGAGTCGCTTTTTGTCTGCAGCTCGAAGGGAGAATTGAATATCCGGTTTTGGCTTAGATGTTCTCTCTTTATAGGCATTGTCGGAATACGGCATTTGCCATGATATTACGGAGGTGCCGTTGTGTTCCACATAGCTGAAATAATTGTTTTCGTTTATAGTGATTCCATCAATCAATGATCCCTCTTTGATTAGTTTCTCCATGGATCGCTTGAACAATCTCGTTTCCTTCTTGTTTTGAGCTACAACAACGGTGTAAACTGCGCCATACTCCTTCATGCGATTCTTGAAAAAGTTTGAAACATTAGCCATCTTAACTTCGTCTAATGCGCTTAACAAAAACGAGTCCTCAATCTCCATCATTGCAGACAATTCGCCTTTTGCACTTATAAAAAACGCGACACTTTGATCCTTGCTTAGCTGGGTTAGCTTTGCAGCAGAAGCGAGTTTCTGTGGTTTTAGAAAATCTTTTCCCGATATACCTTCTCGAATGAATTCTTTACGATAAAGGCCTTTAAGCAGCTTGTCGCTTCCGACCGATAAATCTTTCATTGCGTGCCAAAGTCGCTTTGGGTTCGTATCAATTCCAATTTCGGTGTATTTGCCGGAGTTAATAATGATGTGGTTAATAAACCCGGGAATCTTTTCGAAAAATCCGGCTGTAACAATCAAGTCTTCTTTGGATGCTTCGGGTATTCCCGAAGGATGGTTGTGTAATAAGTAGTACCCATCGGCACCCAATCTGTCTTTAAGACTTGTTAAATCTCGAGCTGCACCATCCCAATCTTCGTTTATAAAAGCCTTGGCAATCGACGGTAATCTGCTTGAAACGGCGCTTTGCCCAACAATCTGATTTCCTTTAACGAAAATTACTCTGAATGTTTCAAATCTCGGATCACGATAGATTTGTGCTATTAAAGCCAACTCTCTTGTGTCTTGAAATGTGATACCTGTTAGATTGACTCTACCCGTATCAATCAATTCGTCGATGAACCTTTTGCCAATCAACTTTCCTTGTCCAGTGAAATTGACGGTTCCTTGCTTGCGGAAGGGTTTATCTGTGTCTTTGGCTATCTCTAACGACTCGGACAACGTCATTTGGGTGTCAAGAAGGTCGATAACCGCAATCTTTGCCAAATTGAAAGCAGGGTGATTAACGCGATCATAATATTTTGTTCCGATTAACTTGATGATTTCTTCCTTGGTATTGATCTGATTGTAATAATCGTCTTTTTTTCGCAAAGAGAACATAGACTCGTCGGACCCAGATGTTTCGTCAGAATCGGTTTCTGCCTTGCCTTGCACCGAAGCGCCTTTCAATGCTTCCATCCATTTGGCTTGTGCCTGTTCCATGGCTTCCTGATAACGAATAAACTCTGCTTTCTCGGCATCGGTTCCGTTCCAGGTCGCAATGGTGTTCTTAATCTTGCGAAGGGTTTTACGAATCGCTTCAACAATTTTTCGACCAATGGTAACTGAACCATTGTATTTCTCGATGAATTTCTTCGGATCATCAAACGCTTTCGCGATTTCGTTTGCTACCATTTCGTCTTGCGCTTGTTCAACAGAAAGCTCTACGTTGTAGTTAGACATTGCCCAGTCGGAATAGCGTTGAAACGCATTTTCGCCTTGGGTGTCAATGATTGCCTTTACCACTATATCCTTAAACTCTTGATAACCTTTGCTATTCTGCTTCTGAATCGCATGAGTGACTTCGTGAACAGCAGTCTTGAAGGTTTTGTTGTCCAGGTCGGCATTTAGGAAAATCGTTTTAGTGTTCGGATCATAGAATCCATTTTGTTCTGCAAACCCTTCTACGGTATCGGCATCAACGACTGCTTTCCCCTCCGCATTGCTTCCTACCTTCGGGGCGATTACAATTCGATTGCCTACTTGCTTTGCAAACAGATCAAGGGATTTACGAGTGGCAGGATTCAACTTCTCCGCATAGGTGTCTTGAAGCAACCCGTCTTCGGCAGTTTTTAGGAATTCGGCTCGTTGGCTTCTAATTTCGCTTTGAGCTTCCGACCAGGTCTTAACGGTTGATTCTTCAATCGTGATTCTGTCCTTTTGAGCCGCTTCATAGAACGCACGTAGTTCGTTCTCGTTGCCATCACCAAGTAGGGATTTCGCTTCGTCAAAGCTCTTATTCGAGCTTAATCCGGTGTTATAAGCAACCGTCATTCTGTTTCTGATTGCTTCTTCGTCTTTGGGGTTGCTAATAACCGCATCCCGATACGCTTTTGATCCTTCATCACCTAACGCACGGAAAACGTCTGCAATCTCTCCTGTGGAAGCTTCAACGAGTGCTTCCTTCTTCGCTTGAACACCTACGCTTTTTGCTTCGTCAGCACTAACCGCCGTTTTAATGGCGCGTTCGTTTTGAGCAATACGTTCTGCACTTCTGCGTTGAACCACCCTGTTACCTATTTGTGTGGTTGCTACGGCCGGCGCACCCATCATAGCCGCGATTTTAGCACCACCTGCAGCGGATTCTTTAATTCGTTGCCAATCTTCTTCAGATGTAGCCGTTCTTTCAAGACCGTCATTACGCATGGCGGTCTTTTCTGCTTGTATGGCAATCGCTTCTTGTGCTGCTTCTTCCCCTGCTTCGGAAAGGATGTTGATTCCATAACCCTTCAGCACGGACAAAAGCTTCTTCAAACCGGATTCTGCAGCTTGTTCCATACCCTCCCTGGCAAGACCTTGTGCTACCTTCTTCACACCAAAGCTACCAACCGATTTCAGCAAATCACTAAAGCCAAGCACGTTGAAGCTTAGAATCGTTTCTGCTGACTCAACCATTGCTGACAAGAACGCTTCGTTACGTGAAATAGCAATCGCCGTTTCTTCGCTGACTCCAAGCTCTTTCAATCCTTTGTAAGAAGCACCACGCATGACATCGAAGCTCTGTTTCCCTGCAGCTAAACCGCCAAGGACCTGTGCCGCCTTTGCATACCCTGCACCACCTGTTGCTGCACCGATTGCCATTGCACCAAGTTGTGCCGGAACCTGTGCTTGAATCTGATCTGCAAGTTGTGGTAGGTATTGAGCCAAGTCCTTAGAAATCCAGTTTCCACGTTGCTGTTGGTTCCCTTCGGCATCTTCGGTAAACAAGGCTTCCTTCTGCTTCATCTGATAGTATTCGGAAGCAGAGGAAATCGCTTCTGCGGCTCGTTTGTTTTCCAATGACGGGTTGTTAATGTAACGGTTCCACGCCAGTGATTCGTCTTGACTTAATTGCCCAAGACCAAGATTTGCTTTTGACGTATCAACGAATCCTGTTCCGCGAACGTCTTCCTCGATCACGCGATCCACAATCGACCTGGTAGCGAGTTTCTTCTCTTGCGAAGTGTTCTGCTTTTCGAGCCGTGACATTTCGGTTTGCAGGGCATCTCTGCGTTGGTAGTCCGAAACATCATCCACCGCATACGAGTTCATCTGTTCGGTACGCAAAGCTAAATCCTGCTGATCCCTGCCAAGGTTCACCAGGTCGCGCTTCTTTTCTTCTTCGGTTACTCTGCTCTTGCTATCGTTAAAAGCGGTTTTAGACTTTGCCTTACGTTCCGCAATGATTTCCTCAATGGTTCGTGCCATTTGTGCCACCTCAATTCTTGTCTTTGTCCTTTGGTTCCATATCGTATTTAGCAGCGATTGCTTCGGCTACTTCGGGTGTCAGCAGGTGAGCATTCTTTTCGAGCCAAGCTGTGACGAAGTTATACGCATCTTCTGCATTTCGGGTGTTGGATAAACCGTCTGCAACGATCTGCTTCATAGCGGTATCAACGGTGTATGGTTTAGCAGGAGAACCTGTGGTGCCTTCGGCTTCCACTTCGTTGTCTGTTTTTGAGCCACCATCATCGGCTAATTTCGCATCGTTCACGCGCTTGTCTTCCCAGTATTTTGCCCAAGCCAAGGAATAATCGTTTCCTTCCTTTTCTTTTGCGAAGTTGAAGTCGCGCTCATCGGTTTTTTTCTTCCAATCGAATTCTGCTTTGTCCATACCTTTGTTGTATTCATCCATAGCAAGAGTTCTTTCGTATTCGGATTGCCACTGACGATCCCGAACACTGTCACGCGAAACATCATAACCGAAAGCACGATCTTTTTCGTAAGAAGAAACATCATCCTGATAACGGTTATAAGCGGTGTTTTCGAGTCCTTGAAGCATATCCAAATTCCCCTGTTTCATTTTGAGTTCGTTCATGTATCTTTCATACGCCATCTGTTCGAGTTCCGGCAGTAACTCTGTCACCTTTTGAGCATAAATCTGTTGTTGCTGTGAAGCTGCACTGGCTGCATAACTGTTCATCATGCCACCTGTGCGACCAGCAATCATGCCCATGGTGTCTTCCGCAGCACGGTTGCCTTCTTTGGCATACAGCTTCCGTAACTGTTGATACTTCATATCTGATTCTGGATCATAGTCAAACGGTGCCATACCCAAGATTTCTTTAATCAAAGAACCGATTTGATTGCCGTATGGACTCTGATACTCCGGTCGTTTCTGCTGAAGGAATGAAGCTGCATTCTTGACGTTCACCTGTGCTTTGAGCTGCTCTTGCTGCATATTCTCAAAGGCAGCGTTTTGAATGTCAGGATTGACGTTATAACCAATCGCAGACGGATTCGTCAGCTTGTCGGCACCATAGCCTTGAAACGTGCCGTTCTTAGTTACAGGAAGGTATTGAGCGTATTGATTGGTCTGCTCGTAATTCAAACCCTCACCCTGGATTTTCCGGTTCCGTTGAGCTTCCAACATAGCGGCTGATGCCAGGTCACCCCTCTTAACCGCATCCCCGATTAACGGTGTGTAATCTTTATCTTTATCATAGCTTTTGTTCATGCTGTCACCCCCTAAACCGATTCGAGTTCTTTGATACGGCGTTCAAGTGTTCTGATTTTTAATTCAAGTTGTTCGACCATATAACGAACATACTCGGCAATCTCTCTTGTGTCCGAATCCTTTGAATCAAGGAAACGAAGCTTTCTCTTGAAAGTAATTGATACTTTGTTTTCATCCATTAGTATTCACTCCCTACCACGAATTCTCGTTCCATACCCATGACTTTACATTCTCCACTACCCACCAATCGGATTGAGAAGCTGTCGCACCGCATAATTGGTATCGGTATGTTCATGGTTTTTCGACCTTCAAACCACGTGCTGAACACCTTGTTGAAAACACCATCATCGAATTGCACGTGAATTTCAAGAAACGAACCTGCAGCCATTTCAACACGCATAAATACCCTGTTGTGAGTTTTACGTGACAGGGTTTCACCATAGAAGGTAGTAAATTCTGCTTCCCACTCGACTTCTTCGGTGCTTTCGATATCGTTCAGCTTATACATGTAGTTGCTTCCACCATCGATCAAATACAAAGATCCGTCGTGATAAGCAAAGTCCACTACTGCAAGTTCGTCTTCCTTAACCCATAGTTTGGTAAGGTTATCATAAACATATAATCCCCATTCTCCTGTTTCGTTCTGCATGGACACATAATAGTGTGAGCCATCCACCCCTGCCACCGCATTGAAGAAGTTATTCAGACCGAGGTTATAGCTGACAAGTTGAGGAACACCACCGGAATAAGCGTAAATCCCTTCCTTCCCTTTGTAGAAAAGGGTTTCGTTGATTATTGCCATGCTCTTTTGACTTCCTGCTTGCACTCCTGAAATGTCATAGGATTGTACAGAAAATTCCGCAGGATAATCTCCGAAAACTCGATATAATTTATCCTCCTTGAAGCACAACACATCCCCCGAATAGGAGAACAAACCCGTAAAGTCGCCTGCCGAACCAATCTCTACAAAGTAACTGTCCGTTGAGAGCGCACTTAGTTTACGAAAATTCGTCGGATCTGCCCAAGCACTTGCATAAATCCCTTCGCTATTGACACCCCACAAGCGGTTGTCGTTGCCACAAATGAAGTCTAAATCGGGAACAGGTCGTTCAATCTTGACTTCTCCTGCTTCTGTTCCTGCCGTGAGTGCGCTTCCTTCCTCGAAGGTTATCTTTGTTGCTTCAACCGTCTTGATCGTCAGATCGTTTTTGTTATTATCCGGAATCGTTGTGCATCCACTGATGTTCACGATATCCCCTGCTTTGAAATGGTCGATAAACGATTCGATGTCTAAGGAGTTTATGCGGTCATAACTGATGGTTGTGGTTCCATTAAAACCCGTGTAACTGTCATATACATACCAAAACCCACCCGAATAACTGTTGTTAGGGTATGCACCTTCTGAACCATAAACATAACCAAGAAAGTTAGAGCCTTTATAGTAATAAGTTTCATAACCATAATACGGACCTAATGCCGACTTTGTAGATGATGTATAGTAATCATGGCCTTCGTAAGTGTGAGAAAAAGACAAAACGGTGATTGATGAACCTCCCCCAATGTACGTGCCTGACAAACTGCCAGTATCACGCGAATATCAGCCATAGGTAGTAAATGTTCCGGTGCTGGGATTGAATGAATAATCCGAACACGTGTAGCCACCGCTACCTTGCCCATACGCTTGTAGTCCTCCATCTACCCAAGAACCTTGATTGTAATATGTATATTCGTTATAACTTTCAACTAAGTTGTATTTTGCCCACTTGTGCTGATTGGCCGCCGTCACCACAGAAGATGACACTTCATAATAAACCCCTTCGCTGTTATCTTCACCTGTATATCCCGTTGTTGTCTTTGTTGGTATCACAAAAGAACCGCTTTCGAGAACTTTAGTCGGGATCAGCAGATCACCCTCCACAAGAGTATTAACGGCTACCTCTGCTTCGCCCGTCTTTACCCAACCGCCAATTTCGGACCATGAGAGAGCAGAATATTTCTTAACCACAGGAATGGCGGCCTCGGTATAGGTGAAGATTTTCTGCCCGGTTCCTCCCGATAAACTTGATGTGACTTCGAGATAGTCGTTATCTCCTGTTTTACCGAAGGTTGAGGAAGCCGATTCGGATATAACAGATGCAAACAGTCGGCTCAATTTGTTATTGACGAGATCGAGCATGAGCATGTCGGGATGAATCACCAGTTTGTTGCTAACTACCGCGAATTGCTTTATCCCTGGGGAAACGCTTCCTACCACCTGGCCTTTATATATTAAATCCGTGCCATCAACCACAATAAAGCCGTTGAAACTATGCAACGCTGTTGGCGAGGAAAAGCTATTGACTCTCGTTCTTCCCCTTCTCGTTGCAAGGTTAGGGAAAAATTCCGCCGAAACATTTTTGCAATCCTTCAATTCACCTTCCCTTGCACCGGAAGTAACATTTAGACCTCCGAAAGCAATGGTGTTTCGTTCTACCTTCTTCGGTTTTGTTCTCATAAAGGGTAGCATTACATCACCCCTTTCCACCTATAGTTGATATTGTCGTGATTGCGAATATACCAACGGCGGTATTCCTCATACAAACCATTAAACGCAGCCACGCTGTTGTTGTATGCTTCATACTCCTGCAAGAAATAATCGACCTGTGCAATGGCAAACAGTGCATACATGCTTTCGTAAGTGCCACTCACCGATAACGGTGCATCCCAATCTGCCGTTTCAACTCCGTCGATTGCTTCCAGGTCATATACTTCATTGACAATCTTCTGTTCTAAACTCCATGCCCAACCTGCTATTAGATCATCATTGAAAGTGGTTGAGGTAGGTCGAAGTTGTTTAGTGTCTGCCACCACCTTGTTCAGTGTCACCATGCTTTCGCCCCCTTAATACTCAATGTCAATGCTTCTAAGTTTCTCGTATTTGAGAATATCAATCACTTTACCCTTTAGAAACACAGTAATTTCTTTGTTGTTTACGTCTACTTTGTAATCATCCCAATCGTGCGGCTTATAAGTCTTGCTAAAGAAAGGTTCGAGAAGTGAAATCGTTAGTTTGTATGGCATATTCTCCCCTCCTAATACGTGAAGCTGATGTCAGAGCTTGTTTTAACGGAGTTGTTTTCCTTTGCACCGACTTTAATCATGTTCACGGTTCTTGTGTCCTTATTGACTATCCATACGTTTAGACTCATGGCAAGATCGAGTTGATTCCGCGCAGGTGCTGGAATCGTCGGTGTGGGATCATTTGTCCATGACGTTCTCTGCGAAGCACAAGTATTCGTCGATACGCAAAGGTTTAAGCCATCTACCTTTCGATAACAATCGGCGTGAATGTGTCCACCAAACCATCCAATAACCCGAATCGGACCTTGCGAAGTGAAATCCTTCGTGACGGAGTAGCTTATCCACGTGTGAAGGTCGGTATCAATTAAAGCGTAAGCATAGCCGCTTAAAGCCGTACCCTCTTGAAAGGCTTTAACTACGGTACGAATCTTTACTTGATCCCCACCATAACCATGGAATTCGCTTGTATCTCCGGTATCGGCATCGGTATATGGCACTTGGTGAGAGTAGAACGAAACATCCCAATCTGTTTTTCCAGTCATGTTCATAGCGTGATTCAGCACAAATTCTAACTGACGTTTCGTATTAACGGCACCCGATATGAAGCAATCCAATGTTCCCGCGTTGATGTAAGGTCTGCCCAGGTCGTCGTCATGCACTTCTTCCGAATTACAATAGATCAACCGATGTTTCTTCGCATAATCATCGACATAGAAATACCCACCCTTTGGGTTCGTTGCATCAAAGACTACTTCCAAATGAGAAGGCCAGTTATAACGAGAATCAATGCTCTTGAACCAATCTTCGTTACGGATTATCAGATCATACGCCGTTGAAGCGTTCAAATCTGCCACATTCGGATTCGTTCCATAACTTGCATCATCGCTGTTATAGTCGTGATTCCCCCGTGTTGCGAACCATGGAACGCGGCAAGAGTTGAATATTCTTGCTGTCTTTTCGATTCTTGGCTCGTAACCGTCAAATTCAATGGTATAGCTCATGATGTCACCGCAACAGGTAATGTAATCAATGGGAACCTGCGCGGTTAGCATAATCAAATCGCGAATCTGATTGTACCTTCCTGCATCACCATCCTCATTTCTAACGTGAATGTCGGTCGGTGTGACGAAAGTTATCGTGTTCCCTGCTCGTTGTAGTGCTTCAATATCAGCTTTCCGTTCGTCAATGTTGGCTTGTGTATAGGCGTTATCATAGGTTTCCACATCACCGGAAATGATGTCACCACTGCTGACTTGCACCAAACCACCTGTCAAGGTCGAAATCCACATTTTAACTGTTGCACCATCGGTCGTGAAATAGATATGTTCGGTTCCGGGTGTTACGGATGCAGGAAGATTCGATTCTGCTACTTTCCAAAAATTCAAACCAACCGTGCTGACAACGGTGGTATCGAGTAGAGAAATATTTTCTGCCTTCATCGTGACGGTTGCATACGGCTCCGAAGCCGGAGAATTGTTTCTGAAATAGATTTTAATTTCCGTGCTGTCGGTAGGAACCAAAAAATCGTGAGTAAACGGGAAATTCCCTATCTGCCCATCCTCTTGTAACAAGCTAACAATGGTTATATAGGATCCATCCGGCTTGTATGAAATGATACGTAACCTTGCATAACCATCGGAAGAATAATAAGCTGAACCGGAAATCCTCAATGTTCTACCGTTGTACCGTTGTGTTACATCCTCAAAAGCAAAATATGAGGAATCATTCACCGCATCCCATTGAGCACTTCGACCATCGTCATAAATCACTATAGAGTCGGTTAATGGAGGTCTACTCCACGCCGCTGTTGCCGTAAATAAAGGAAAAAGATTGTCTGCCATGTTACCACTCCCTTAAACTATACTGAAAGCCACTCACAACGAGCGCCAAACTCGCGATTGCATCCTCAACATCCTCTGTAACGGTCGTGTTCGTTGTTTCTAAGGTTGTTTTTAGGGTCGCGAGGTCGGCTTGAAGCTGTGCAAGGTTGCCTAAAGCAGTGATGTCGTCTTCTACACCATCGACAATCGCTTGAATTTCCGCTACAACAGAAGCTAACTCCGCTTCAAACCCATCCACTTTGTGCCTGACAGCGAATAATGTATCCCAGGCATCCACTACCGAAACACCATCAACCTTGACGAATCGCTTTGCAGGTGTGTATTCCGTATCGGCTATACTATCCACATCGAAAGTTGCTGCATACTCAACACCGTTTACATAAGCGGTATAGGTCATTGGGATCGTATCTTCTCCAATCGATTGATTCGTGACCGCGATTTCGTGCAGGTTTCTTTCATCAAGATCATAATTTGGCAAATCCCAATCGACGATTTGACCGCCCGAACCCCAAAACTGATCTCCGAATCCAACTCCGTTGATGTTGAGAATCTTGCAAGTAAATATGGATATGGTTTGCATTGCTTTGCGTGTCGCTTCATCCAGGTCACTGTGGAAGCCATCCAAACAAATGATCTGCGTACCATACTGCTGTGCGAAGCTTCTACCGTCATATTCTGCCTGTGCTGCGTATCGGTAGTTATAAGGTCTGTGAATGTTCCATATCGTTGCACCAATCGTTTCGCCCGTCAGTGTTCCTGCTACATTTTCAGCACTCCAAAACAGGTTCTCATACAATGAATAATCTCTCTCGTTCAGCAAACAAGGAAGTCCATCCGGATTCGGTTCAAACCCACTAATCCAGGGAACCTCGTTCAAGGTATTGCTAAAAACATAGTTGTCATTCCACGAATTGACGAATACGAACATGCTCTTGCTATGTGCATACGAAACGCAAAAATTCTGCCGTTCTCGTGTTACGAGGTAGTCATAGCCAAATTCATCGAGGAACACCCCGTCTGCGCCCATGGTGGACCACCAATCAATACGCTGTATGATTTCTTCCTCTGACAAACTCAACGTTGCGTTATTTCCAACCGGAACATACCCTACCAACTGGATGTGTGGCTTAACTCGTTTTAACTCGGTCATGATTGCGCAAGTGTCTTCGTATGAATCGTGTTCAGGATCGTTATATAGATCCCCGAAAACAACCAGGTCGTAACCTTGGTAAGCAGCCACCGCACTGTTTACACTCCATGCGCCGTGAATTGCTATAGGATATCCGTAATAGATCAGAACCTTCTTCATCTTTATCGGTCGTTCAGAAGCGACATTCAGTGCTTCTGCGAGAGTGTCGAGCGCTTCCCTGACGGTTCCCACTCGATCCATTAACCCTTGATAACCGATTGCAGAAGCATCGTGCTTATTCCCCGTGCCTGTTACGTGGCTCATAATCGCATTTCTACTTGACTCAACGGAGGTTTGAAGTTGATCTGATAACGATGTAGCAGGTAAAGCCGCTTCCACTGCATCGGCTGAATAGTTGTTAGGTAAGACTCGAAGCTTTATCTCATGCGTTGTAAGGATTCTCTCGGTTTCATCTTCCTCGGTAATTACACCGCGAATCGTCATTGTTATGTGTCCGGAATAGGTTAGTGGTTCAGACGGTATCTCGTATTCATAAAGACCGTCTTCATTGATATCTTCTGCCGTAAGTAGCTTAACAATAGGTTGTCTGCCCCTTGCATCGGTCATGAACACGCTGATTGCCATCCCTGCCCACGAAGCATTAAATTCAAACACCAACTTTGAAGGTCGATATCCTCCCACTGCACCAGCAACATCGTTGCTGACGGTTACTCTGTGGCTGTTTACTTTGACAGAAATCGTTCTAACGCTCATGTTGTCACCCCCTTTATATCAAAAAGAGCAACAGAAACAGATCTGTTGCCCGTGCCGTGTAACGTGCTACCCATGATTGCGCGGCCATCTATCTTGAATTGTCTTTGAAGTCGTTCTGATAGGCATTCTGAAAATCTCGTGCCATACCGTTCAACCTCTCGTTCAGCTCGTTTTCGGAGTTTTCTCTGTGAATAAAAACTTGTGCAACGTATCGAGGAACCGGATTCGGTTTGTTGCGGATCAATCGCCAGTGTTTCCCATTCACCGCACCGTCGCAATATAGCTCTTTCGGATCATAGCTTCGCGGTGGTGTGTAAAATACGATTTCATCCAACCAAGGATTGCTTCGGTTCTTGCCTTTGCCCAGTGGTTTTTGCTTGATTTCTTTATGCTTCTCTTGCGCGTTTAACTGAAGTTTCAACTCTGCATTATCTGCTCGAAGGTTGGCATTCGTTACTTCGTGCTGTAAATTAACTATGGTATTCTCCATTGAATCTAAACGTGCCAGAATGGCATCCATGCTATCTTTGACGGCCATAATTGTTCCTCCTTATTTTGAAAGTGGGGGAGTCAGCTTCACCAACTCCCCCGATTGACTAAATTGCTACGGACTCGAACGTGCCACAGGTTTCGATACGAACCATATAAGCTTCGACAAGCCGTTTGGTGACATGAGTAGTTTTCCAACCAGCAGTAGAACGTTGTTCCAACGGATCGGCTGTACCTGCAGATCCACGCTGTTTGACGAAGAACTCTAAACCACCACTTTCAAGCTCGATCACACCGTATGCATCGCGACCGAGAGCTAAAGTTATATTGACAGGTCTGCCCTTGTCACCTGCTTCGCCCGGGTAAAGCACGGCATCGTTAGGAATACCTGCACTGTAAACGGTAGCACCGTCTGCAACAGCTTCGAGCAACGGTTCCACGAAGGTCACGGTCTTGGTACCCACGGTTTTTACGGTGTAAAGACGATTGGTGAAATACACTTTTTCTCCAACCATATCTTGGGTCCATTGATGGTCTAAAACGATGGTTCCGGTATGCCCGATTGCATATCCGGTTGCAAAGTCCACGGTGTCGGTGTAATTGCTACCATCTACCTTCGGACCGACAATAGCGGTACTGAAGCTAATAGTATTAGCGGCGGCCGCATCTACGGTATAAAGCACTCCATTGAATAATACTTTACGACCGACAATCGCCTCTTGGTCGGCAGCGGTCAAGGTTTGGTCGATGGTTAAATTGGTCGAAGCAGCACTACCTGCCACATAACCTGCAGCGTTATTGACCGTCAATTCACGCGCGGTAGAGCATAAATCCGCAGCTTCGATGACTTTGGCTTCCGTGGTTTCGAAGAATCTCGCACCACTGATACGACCGATTTCTCCGGACTCCCAGCCTTCGGGATTGTAGGTCTTGACGGCTTCCCATTTGGGATCGTTCATGAGGTCGTATGCGGTATCGTGAGAGATAATGAACACGTAACCATCACGGCCAAAAGGTTTGGCAAGACCGTTTTTAAGGGTTCTGACGGCTCTGCGAACACAATCCACGGTGAAATAATCGTTGTCAGATTCCTCACCACCACGCAACAGATGACGAGCGGAAACGGAATCTTCGGCCCATTGGACATTGGAACCTCCCACCAATTCGTCACGAATCAACGAGTCGATGGAACGCCCCGCCTGATCGCCCAAAACTTCAGTTGCCCACACCAAAACGTTGTCGATTGCGGTCATTTCGAGGATGTCGGACAAGGTGATATATCCACCGTATTGTTCCACGGTAGCAGTGATGGTACTCATTTTGAGTTTTTGCCCGTCAGGAGTCACACCTTCGGACAAAGGGGTGTTGATTTTCGGTAGAGGATCGAGCTTTCTAAACTCTACCGTCTTACCGCTATTCTTGGGAATGGGTAGCTTCTGCCCCCAACGGTCGTGCAGCAATACGGTTTTCGCAATATCGATAATGTAATTGCTGTAAAAGGTTTTCATTTCACCCGACAAGTCACTGTCGGAAGTTTTGTTGGTGTTCAACTCCCCTGCAAAGTATTGCAGGGAAAACTTCATAAGCAATGCTTTTAGTTTACTCATGATTTCTTCCTCCCTATTTCTATTTAGGATTTCGTTTGATAAATTCAGCTTGTCTTGCTCGACCTTCGGCTGTGCTTAAATCAAATGCTGGCCTATTGGCAACCGTTTGACGTAACTGCCCTTCTGATGGTCTTGCCTGTTTGGATTGCAGCGAAGCAACATAAGCAGCTTTCGCATCTTCGGCAGCCTTCTTCTCTCTTGTTGCAACTATATCGTTGAAGTGAAGTACGTTATAGGCAAGAGCGACAGGAACGCCGGATTCGAGCAGTGATCTAAACCGTGGGTTTTGTGATTCTGCTACAATGTCGAAGTCGGGGAATGATTTCTTTAATTCTTCTGCTTCATTCTGCCATTGTAGAATTTGCTTTTTTTGAAACTCGTTCACTCGTTGAATCTGTTCCTGCTGTTTCAATTTGTTCAGCTCGTTTGTAGTCTTGATGTGGTTCTTGAATGCTTCCACGGTCATACCACTTTCACGCGCTCCATCTTCCCAATAAGCGTTATCGGCTTCAATGGCTTTCTGCAAGTCGGCAACGGTTTTGACATTGTGTTTCGTCATCAGCAAATCGAGAACGGGTTGAGCTTCGGAAAGCTTCGCGCTAACCGAATCGGCACGAGTTTTCTCGGCTACAATGCTGTCGTTGAGTTGCTTGTAGCGCTTGTTAAAAACTTCGTTGTGATACTCGGGCATCAGGTCTTTGTACTGGTTCTCGACCAAATCCCTAAACTGTGCCTTCCTTGCTTCTGGATCAGCAGTGTCAGTTTGAGTCGCTTCTGTAGTTTTCGCACCCTCGGCGGCAGGGTTTTTCGCGCCCGTTCTGCGTTGTTCCAACTTAGCGGCTTCTGCTTTGCCGAATCGTTTCTCTCGGATGCTTTTCATCTGATCCTGCAGTGAAGGTTGATTCGCTTGGCCTTCGCTACCTTGCACCGCACCACTGGCAGGAGTTCCTCCACCCATGGCAGAAGCCGCCCCACTGCCCATTGCAGCACCCGAACCGCCCTCGGCAAAAAACTGTAAATTCAACTTGAACATAGTTCCCTCTCCTTTTTCGCGCGGTCTTTCCCGTGAGTCTTTCTTTAGGATTAAACGCGGTCTTTCCCGTGAGTCATTTATATTAGTCGCTATTGCGACCTAATAAACCATAATCATAATCGGTGTCGTGACTTGATATGAGCTTCACATGATCTGGGTATTGGTCGGTCAATAAACCGATTCCGGTTTCAAGGAATTCCACTGCCGCCAACATCCTTGTGTCTTTCGTGTAGAACACCAACTCAATATTGTTTTCGGTAGTTCGGCAGGTTATGATGTCTATTTCTTTTCTGCCGTTATCGAAGAATGCTATGGCGCTAAATATCAAAGCACTCACTGCTGCACAAACAATGTCTTGCCCTTTGTCTGCAAACAAGGCATGGCCCTCGCTCTTAATGACTACCTTTCCCTTGATAGACTTGATTGTGACGGTAATCATTTAGGACCGCCTCCTTCCGGCATGATTTTGGTGCGATCAATCAACTCTTGTGCATAGGACTTTGTCTGCCCTGCCATTGGATCGGCACCCGTGGTCTGAGGCGGTGCGGTAGCAAGATTCATTTCGTTAAGCATCTGCACGGTATTGTCCATAAACGGTTTGCCCGTCTGCAACTGCAAAGCTGCTGACATCTGCATCATCATTTCCTGCATCTGTTGCATCTGATTCATTAACGTCATACCGCGTGATACACGCTCTAACACCTTAGATTTGCCCTCGAATTCCATCATATCTAATGCACCCATGGCCTGTTCTGCCATCTGTGGCGCGAATACGCCACTGTTATACAAGGTCATACCTAATTCATTTTGACTTGCTCTGCTGATTGGACTTCTGCGTTGAGCTTTGACCTGGATATCAAAGATTGGCACCCTTGTCGCAAGACCATTCTCAAGTGGTTTCTCGCGAATGTTTTGGTTCGATAGCTGTTCGTAATTGATTTCTCCGTTACCCACAATACGAAAAGCTCTCGGTTCGTCATAGAACTGACGAATCAGCTCGATTTCCAAATAAACAATCTCGCTAAATGCTCGGTAACTGCCGTTAATCATGTTCCGTGACGGCTTATTGCCTGACTCCACCAGTGTGGCAATAGCAGAAGCAGCTGTAACACCACCTGCTGTTGCACCACGTGAGAATTCCTCGTTATTCATTACCGTGTCAAGTTCACTGAATTTCAGTTCTAATACTTTGATAGTCATGGGATCAATTTCAATTGGTGGTATCTGCATCAGCTTTCGTTGGTCGATATCGCCGTCAATCAGAACAACACTCTTGTTCACATCCATAAACTCACTCACATTGAGGTTCACGCTGCGACTTGCAAAGTATCTCGGTCGTGAATTGATTAAAGCCGCCTCTAAAATTCCCGCATACAGCTTGTCGATGTAGAGCTGTATGTCTTTGCCAACGTGCAGGAAGCCATATCCGAGTGGTGTGGAAGCCATCTGGAACAATGGATCAAGCACAATCGGGTATCTACCATGGTCATACCAACCGCGTGTTTGGTAGGCGGGATCGTTTTCGGAAGCAAACAGGATGTTATCCCCTGCGAATTTGCAGAAATGCAACACTGTCTTGACATTACCATCCTCTAATCGAATCTGTCGTTTATAATACCAATCGACAATCGTTACTTTCTCATTGCTTGGCATCGTATATTCGGAATCGTATTTCACCTTATCAAATCGCGCATCCGATAAGCTGCCTTCCAGGTCGGGATATATTTCAAGCAATAAATCCTTATCGACCGTTTCAACCAGAAATACGTTTCGCGAATCTTGAATATCCGTGATGTTTGGCTCGAAGAACAGATTCAGGAGGTCGATTTTGGTTATCGTTACGTCACCGATGGAATCTTTGTTCTTATCCCAAAACACCCCATAAGCACCCGTGCCATGCAAAAGCTTGTAAAGGGTAACGTCGCTATAAACCTTTTCGAAGCGGTTCCGTTCGTGCAGGACCGGCAGTATCGAGGAAAGCTTCTTGGCATCGGCTCTATCGTCCGGTTCGCGTTCGTGTATCAACGGCTCGGGGAATTGATCCATAAAATCGGCGTGTTTGTAACTGATCGCGTTCTGCAACCATGCGGAAATCGGTTCCGGTCGCCGCTCTGCATCAGAAGGTGGAACGTCTGTTCGAATCTCGTTCCAATGTCTTAGCTGCCACCATCGCTCGTTACTGACAATGGTAGTGTCAACACTGGCTTTCGCGTTCTTATAGTGTTGCAGAATCCCTTTCGCTTTGCGTATGCTCTCAACGGTTATCGGCCCAGTTGCGGGGGAGATCCCTTCGGTCAAGCCGTTGCCTTCAGGTAGCTTGGCATCGTCGTTACGCTTGGCTATCATCTGTTCGTGCTGAATCTGCTTCATGGCCCTCTCTAATGCCCTGGCATCCGCTTGTTGAGCCATCTGTTGTACTTGTTTCGGATCAATGCCCATCTTGCTACCTCCTAAACGCTGCGAATCGTTGTGAATCGTCTGGTCGAATGTTATCAAAAGGATTATAGGGTTTTGCTTCAGGTGGAATGCGTATCGGTGCGGTGATCTGATTCATCATCACGGCATATCGCGTTTCATCGTAAATGTGGTCTTCGGATTCCGTGTCGATGTCTTCAACCTTCTTATCGTCATATACCAACGATGGGAATGTGCGTATGAAGTGTCGGCACCAGTTAAATATCTGTATCAAAGGTTGTCCGTTTGGTCTGAACACTAACCTGTGGTGTAGCTGAAGCTTTCCTGCTAATCTCTCGTTGTCGGCAGGATCAAAGTAAACGCCTCTCCTGCCCATGATGGATGCTATGGATTCTCCGCGATCACTGGCAAAGATGGATGGATCAGCAACCCCTACAATGGAATGTCCGTTCAGGTTAGAGTCGGCTCTTTCCATTTCCAGAATTTTATCTGCAATGGTTCCGACGTCCCATTGCACTCCCGTGTTTGGTCGTTCCGCTTGGCAACCATAAAGCTCTTGCACTCGGTAATAACATCCTTCGGTGTCGATTGCCCACCAACCCACGCTGAATGGTTTACTATATCCCCAGTCGAATGACCGGACAATACGCCAATGCTTTGGTATGGCAAACGGTCGAACCACGTGTGTGTAGTAGCCGTCTTTGTAGTGATCTGGATCATCCTTAAACTCGGTAAAAACCTGCCCAGCGAACGTGTTCCAATCTCCATATAGAAGTGCATCACGTTCCTTCGGTGGTAGTGATGCCAATTTACCGATGTATGTCGGATCATTCTCCATAAGGATTTTATTATCGAATACGCTGGATGGCACGAATACACGTTTGAATGTCTGTGTCAGTATCTTGCCACCGGGCAGAATGATCTCCCTTGTGTCTTTTATCGGTGTGAGTGGTGGTGCTGCCGTGACGAACCGCTCTTTGACCCAGGCGTGACCGATGCCACCCGGGTTTCCGGTTCCTCGGATGTATGCTCTTGTGCCTGGTCCATTCGGTCGATTACGTGACATCAGGTAAATGTATAAGTCGAATGTGAAATGTGTCAGCTCGTCGAAACCGATGAAATCGAATGCTTGACCTTGGTATTTCTGCAAGTCCGTTTGTCTTTGCAGGTTTCCAAACCGAATCGATGCGCCACTCGGAAATCGCCATACATGCTTTGAATCGTTGTATTTAGCCGTTGGATATGCTCTCTTGTAATACTTCAGTGACTTTTCTATTAACTCGGTCAGCTCTGGATAGGTTTTACGAAGTAGCAATCCTCGGAAATGTGGTATCTCGACCTGGCGTAACGGCTCGATAACAAGGCACTCCGATTTTCCACCACCTGCAGCCCCACCATAAAACGCCTCATACTCTGACCTGGCTAAGAAATCACGTTGCCTTGGCTGTGGTTCCCAAACGGTATTACGGATCATCTTCTTCACCGTCGTCTTCTTGAATCGGAGGAAGCAGGATCACTCCCGTTTCAGCTTCGTCCTCTGCGGTCATACGGTCGAATCCATACAACTTGGCAGCCATTTCGAGTCCTCTCAATTTGTCGTGCAGCTTGATTTCCAATGCACCGAACTTGTCACGCTTTGCACCAGCTAACGCTTTACGCTGAAACGGTGTCATTTTATCGGTGTCGGTGAGTTTTATCTTACCTTTTTTGATGGTGAGATAGTTACCGATATCGCTGAAAGCAATCGCATTGATCTCCTGCATCAGCATTTCACGAGTGACTCCTGCCATAATTTGCATCTCGTGTTGCTTTTTGCCTATATATTCGGAAATTTCAGCATTCTTAAGCAATCTGTGTCCATTCGCCCCTGCGACTTTATCATTTTTAATATTAGGGTAAGCAAATTTATACGCTTTTGTGGCATTGAAGCAGAGCAAGTATTCATCAGCAAAGACACGTTGCGCATCCGTCATACATACCTGCCCCCTCCCTTCTGCTTTTTCGCCCTCATTGTAAAGAGCTTGTCTATGTCGTTTCGGGAGTTTCTACAGTTTATAACATAATATATCAAATAGATACATAGAAAGGGGCATAAAAAAGCACCCAATCGTTTGATTGAGTGCCTTGTAAATGATTATTCTATTCGCTTATTAAACTAAAGATCCAATTTATCCAGCCAGTAATCGATGAACTTCTGCGCTTATATAATTCGTAACCGCCTTCACCCATACTGATAGGATACTTTTTCATAATTTCAATTAGTTCGTTAAGCTCGGGATAACGCTGATTTGCTAAATAATACTGAAAAACTTCGCGAAAGACACCGTGTGATAATATAGACCTAACAAGAGTAAGATTTCTGGTTCTCACGCTCATATTCATGATTGATTTTCCATGATCGGTTAAGACCACCACTATGCCCTGGTCGCTTTTCCTTTTTTCAAATAAGCCAATGTACTTTCCTGCGTTAAAATAGTAGTCGGATTGTCTTGTCGCAAACCCAAACTCATTGGCAATATCTTCAACAGTCATTTGTTCGTTTTCAATCAATAATTCGCATAAGTTTATCACTCTATAAAACGAATCAGCTTGAACGAACGGAATATCATCCTCTGGAACAACAACAATGCTATTGCTGATTGAGATAATATCCTGTAGAGAAATCAGTTCTTGACCAAGTGTGTATCTCTTAGCTTTCAATAGCACAAGGGAGTTATAGTTCTTAGGGTTTTCAAAGGTGTATTCATAAAGCGAAAAAACATTATTTGAATAGGTTAAGTATATGGGCCTTACAGGCTTTGTTACTTTCTGACTCCAAAGACGATATGGATAGTAAAGCTGACGCACAAGAAAATCTTCCGACAAAACATTTTTTGCTTCAACAAGAGTAAGCGAACCAATCCCTTCAAAGCCGCCATCAATTTCAATTTGAGAATTCTTTACCTCAATTCTTTGATTACGCTTAAGACGAGAGTTATAAATCTCAAAATCAAATTCTTTCGATCCCATACGGCCGTTTACTGTTGGTAATAATCCTTTTTCATCCAAAAAAGCTTCCAACATGTTTGAAATAAAAGCCACATTGATAGCAGTGGACTCGCTTGAAATTTCATCCCAATTAATGCTTTGAACATAGTCCGGATATGAAACTTCAATTATCGGCGATTCTACTTCCTCGAATTTGTGATAAACCTTGTAGTTAGAGATTGAATAAGAACCTCGAGTAATTGGTAAAATTGACAATTTCGATTCATCAAAAATGGCTGGCAGCTGCGTTCTACTATCAAATTTTGTCATTAAGCGAGGTTCTCGAAACTCCTTGATTTGATCAGCCGTAATAACAAATTGACCTTCTTCATTGATTCTTTTAACAATTTCGTATTTCTCGAATAGCTTTACCCATGCTTCGTCGTTCTTTGGCTCTCTACTCATAGTTTCTTACAAGAACCTCCTCAATCGCGCCACGCTTTGTAGCATCTGAATTGATTGCTCGTTTGGCATCGACAATTGTGATGGTGTAATCTTTGAATAACTCTTTTATGAAATCAGTTGCCGAGTTTGACAACAAAAATTTAACTTCCCGTTTTGTTAAATCGTCACAACATTTTTTCAATCGAACTTGTTCCTCTTTGTCAAATCCACCTTTGTTATATCCTGTAAAACTTGAGGTGTCCGACACGGGGTCGTATGGTGGGTCAAGATAAACGAAACCACCTTTAGGTACTCGCTTCAATGTCTCGGAAAAATCTTCACTAAAGAATTGTATGTTTGAAGCTTTTAGATAAGTGCTTACCGCTCTCAAAATTGGTTCATTAACAATATTCGGATTCTTATAATAGCCAAACGGAGTGTTAAACTCACCGGAGGAATTCACTCTAAACAAACCGTTATAACATGTCTTATTTAGATAAAGCAATCGGGCAGCTTTGACTTCCTTCGATAAAGATTGATATACCCCTTTATCTCGATCCATATCACGAACCGAATAAAAGTGTTCTTGTGTATTTTGATGCTGTTTGAGTAGGTTGATCAGTTCATCTACATTATCTCTGATTACTTCATAAGCTGCTATTAAATCACTATTAAGGTCATTAACAATGGCTTTCTTAGGTTGAAGTGAGAACAAAACTGC